GGCCCTGTTTGCGCAGGGCTCGACCACGAGCCCGATCGTGTCCTACGTCAAGCAGTCCGCCGAGACCGTCGGCGCCGCTGCTGTTGCCGAGACCGCCGCCAAGCCGCAGTCCGACGCGACGTTCGCACGGGTCAACGAGCAGGTCGGCAAGATCGCGGCCTTCTTCAAGATCACCGACGAGATGCTGCAGGACGCTGCCCAGGCGCAGTCCTTCCTGCAGAACATGCTCGTCGCCGAGGTGCAGCGCGAGGAGGACAACGAGGCACTCAACGGCTCCGGCTACCCGGCGCTCGCGGGCGTCATGGGTCGCTCCGGCCTGCAGACGACCATCTCGGTCACCACCGGCACGCTGGCCAACCCGTCACTGGTCATGGACGCGATCTACCAGCAGGTCACCGCGATCCGCTTCAACGCCTTCGTTGAGCCGGACGCGATCGTCATCAACCCGACCGACTGGCAGTACCTGCGCCTCGCCAAGGATGGCAACAAGCAGTACTACAGCGGCGGTCCCTTCACGGGCGCCTACGGCAACGGCGGCTACTCCAACGTCGACGCCCTGTGGGGCCTGCGCGTGGTCATCACCCCGCGCATCGCCGCCGGCACCATCCTTGTCGGCTCCTATGCCGAGTGCGGCCAGTTCTTCCGCCGGATGGGGATCACGGTCGAGATGACCAACTCCAACGAGGACGACTTCAAGAACAACCTCATCCTCGTCCGCGCCGAGTCCCGCTCGGCGCTCGCCGTCTACCGCCCCGGCGGCTTCGGCAAGGTCGCTGTGACCTGGGCGTAGCCCGATCCACCAGTAGGGCGGCTGGCAATCCCGGCCGCCCTACTGGCCAACCAGACCCCACCAAGGAGACGACCATGAGCGACGACGAGACCATCACCCCGGACGAGACCCAGACGGCCACCACGCGCGTTCAGTGCGAGCCCGCTGGAACGGTCTACTGCGACGACTACGAGGCGATCGTCGGCCCCAAGCCCGACACCGACGCCCCCGCGGCCGTCGTCGCCACCAAGGTCGTTACGCCCGAGAGCGCCTGACCCGTCGCTATGGCAATCGACCCGCTCGCCCTCGCCGCGGTCAAGGCCTACTGCGGCTGGGACCCTACCGAGCAGGTCACTAACGCGACGGCGCTCCTGAACGGCAACGGAACCGAGTCGCTCTTCCTGCCCTCGCTCGCAGTCACCGATGTCACGTCCGTGCTGGTCACCATCGGGGCTGACGTCTACACCCTCGTCGTCTCAACCGATGTCGACCAGTCCGGCGACGTTGTGTGGGACGCGAAGGGCGAGCTCCGACTGCTGCCGCCACTCAACCGACCCTTCCAGTTCTGGCCGCGCGGGCTGCGCAACGTCGCGGTCGTCTGGTCGGGCGGATATGGCGACACGATCCCCGACGACCTCGCAGCCGCCATCAGCTCCATCGGCTCACGCACCCCACTAGGTGGCGCGACCAAGGCGAAGATCGGCACCGCCGAGCTCGACTACTCCCCGACCATTGCAGGGGGCGGTCTCCTGCAGACCGAGCAGTGGGTCCTTGACGGATACCGCATCCCGCGAGTCCGCTGATGGGCGCGATGAGCGTCTTCTGGGTGCACACCGTCCAGGTGGAGACGCGCATCGGCCAGAACGCCATCGGCGACGTCTGGGCAGATCCGGTCACCGTGTCCTGCTTCGTCAACGACCAGACCCACCTCGTGCGCAGCCAGCACGACGAAGAGGTTGTGTCGCAGAGCATCGTCTACGCGCCCATCGACCAGGCGGCACTCTTCGCGGCCGACTCCAAGGTCACCGTCTCCGGCCGCGTTGCGCGAGTCATCACCACGAACGCCAACGACGGCGGAACTCTGCCGCTGCCGTCACATGTCGAGGTTCACCTGACATGAGCGGCGACGAGTTCACCGGCATCGAGTTCTCGCGCAACATCCTGCCAAGGCTCGTCACCGGCGGCGAGGCGTCACTGGCTGCGCGGGAGATCCTCAACTTGGCCCTGGATGCGCTCCATGAGGCGGCCGAGGACATCGTGAAGCCTGCTGCGGTCGAGAAGGCGCCCCTTCTAGTCCCTGAGCACTACAAGCGCGCCGGCCGGTTCGGCGGCGGCCAGGGCGGCGCACCCGGCGAGCTGCGCGAGTCGTGCGAGGTCAACGAAGAGCGCGACGAACGCCGGGTCGGGATCTCCTTCAACACCGTCTACGCCTCCCTGCAGCACGAGCACATGGACTGGCATCACGCCGACGGCGAGGCCAAATACCTCGAGCGCGCCATGTCGGAGAAGCGTGACGAGGTCATCGAGCACCTCGCGAAGAAGATCCGCGAGAGGACCGGCGACTGATGGGCTTCGACTCTGACTTCGCCAAGGGTTGGGCGCGTTACCTCGGGACCAACGTCGCGGGCCTTGTGTACTCCGAGACGACCCCTTACGCAGCGACCGATATCGGCATCACGCTCTCAGTACTCCCCCAAGACCCAAACACGGCCGTAGCGGTCGCCACCTATCCGGTGTCCGACAGTCCGACACTGTCTGACTCGGTCATCGGCCTGCAGATCCTGAGCCGCGCACCTGGACCCGACAGCACTGCCGTCAGCGACCTGCGCTCCCTGATCTTCGACGCCCTCCACGGACTAGCTGGCGTCGCGCTGCCAACGGGGGTCCACGTCGTCCAGTGCCTGCACCAGTCCGGCGCCCCCCTCGGCCGCGACGAGCTGCAGCGCTGGGAGTGGACGGACAACTACTACGTCACCGTCTGGCGCCCGTCGGCCAACCGCACCTGAGGAGGCGTCATGCCTGTCCCGGTAAAGCGGCCCGACACGTTCGATTACCTCGCAATCCCGGACGAACTCGTCCCGCGATACGAAGCGCTCGGCTGGGTGCGCGTGGCCCCGATAGTCGATCCGGCTCCCGCGCCCGCGGTCGAGCCCCTGCGCGGCACGGCACTCATCGCCGCCCTCAAGAACGCCGGCCTCTCCACCTCGGGGACGGTCGCCGAGAAGCTCGCCCGACTCGCGGCGTGCTCCAACCCAACCCCGGAGGAACAGTCATGACTGACCCTGTGGATGTCCCGCTGGGGACAGCGACCCTCACCCGAAAGTGGCGGCTCGAGGTCAACACCGGAACCACCTCTTCGCCCATCTGGACGAAGGTCTACGGCATCTCGAACTTCCAGCCCGCACTCACTCCGACGATGCAGGACGACTCGGACTATGACAGCCAGGGCTACGGCTCCCAGGCTGTGACCAAGCTCGACTGGTCGATCGTCGCCACGGTCGAGCGCAAGACGCTGGCCTCTGACGCTACGTCGTACGACCCCGGCCAGGAGGCGATCCGTCTCGCGTCGCTGAATCTCGGCAACAGCAACAACATCGGCGTCCGGTTCTGCGAGATGGGCACGGCGCGCGTCGAGGCCTACCAGGGCACTGCGGCCTGTTCCTGGGTGCCGCAGGGTGGCGCGATGGACGCTCTGGAGACCGTCCAGGTCACGCTGTCTGGCCGCGGCCAGCGGAACGTGATCACGCACCCCTACCCGAACGCCCCCTCGGCCCCGGTCATCGACAGCCTCTCGCCCGCTACGGCTGGCACGGCTGGCGGCACGGTCATCGAGATCAACGGTCGCCACTTCACCGGCGCGACCGCGGTCGACGTGGCCGGCACCCCGGTCGGCGCGGGCGACTTCGCTGTCGTCTCGGACACGCTCATCGTGTTCAACGCCCCGGCCGAGTCCGCGGGCGCGAAGGCGGTCACCGTCGTCACCGGCGCGGGCACCTCTGCCGGCGTCAACCTGACCTACTCCTAGGTCAGCGCCCCATACGTGGCGGCCCGGTTTCCACGGCTGGGCCGGGCCGCCACTTCACCAGCCGTTCAGCCGTGACGACGAATGGATACAGCCGTGGCCTTCAATGATCTCGACGACTTCTTCGACGATGCTCTTCGCCTGCCCATCGGCGGCAAGGAGTACGTCATCACCGTCTCGGCGCAGGCGGGCGTGCGCTACCAGAAACTGTTCGCACTGATCGTCGCGGCCAATGCCGGGGCAACGCTCTCGGCGGAAGAATTGGCCGCACTCGAGCTCAACGACGAGAGCGAGAAGGACGTGTTCCTCGCCGTCCTTGGTCCGGCCTACGACGAGATGGTCGCCGATCACGTGTCGTGGCCCAAGATCAAGCACGCCGCGACCACCGCGTTCATGTACGCGGCCGGCGACAAGAAGCTGGCCGAGCAGGTCTGGAGCAACCCCGAGGCGGTCGATGCCGCGGGAAAAGCGCCCAAGCAGCCGACGGACCGCAAGCCCAAGTCGAAATAGGCCCGACCGGGCTCCCTGAGTGGATCGACGAGCCGCCCAAGAGAGAACCGACCACCGCAGAACTCATCGCCGAGCACTGGCCCCTGGTTGAGGCCGACCTGCACGAGTTCTACGGCATCGACGTCGCCGACGAAGACCTGATGTTGCGCCGCTCGTGGCGCTGGCTCCGCATCCGCATCACCGCCCTGCTGTCTCGGCCGCCAACCATCGTCGATCTAGGCATGGGCTCCGAGGTCATCGAGATCCCCTCAACGCGCTTCGGGCTCGCACTCAACCCGCCAAGCATCGGCTCCTGACAGGGAGGTAGGTCGCGTGTCGCTGAACATCGGGACCCTCGTGGGCTATCTCCAGCTCGACGACACCAACTTCGCTCGCAAGGCCGACAACGCCGACAAGAAGATGTCGGCGCTGCAGCTTCAGCTCAAGGCGCTGTCGCAACTCGACCCGAAGTTGAAGATCAACGCCGACGAGGCAACCGCCAAGCTCGACGCCCTCAAGGCGCGCGTGGCCGACCTGAAGGCTCAGGCCGCCGAAGGTATCGATGTCCGCGTCGAGATGGTCAAGGCGCTCACCGAGCTCGACATCCTTCAGGCCAAGATCCGTGAGGTCTCGAGGACTATTGACGTCAACGTCGACACGGCCGAGGCGGAGGCCAAACTGACGCTCCTCGGTCTGCGTGTCGACTGGCTCAAGGGCAAGCTGGACTTCCTCGGCAAGATCAAGGGCCCCGGCCTCCTGGCGTCCTCGATCCTCGCCCTGAGCCCGATGCTCATCACCGCTGGTGGCGCGGCGACTGCCCTGTTTGGCGCTTTCTCCTCGGGCGCGCTCTCGGCCGCGGCCGGCATCAGCGTCCTGCGGGCAGCCCTCAAGGACATCGGCCCCGGTGCTGCGGCATACAAGGCCTACCAGGACTCGATGACCAAGGCGCAGCAGTCTTACGCCACCTCGCTCAGCAAAGCCTCCTCGTCGCACTCCATCGCGCTCGGCAGCGCCTCTACGGCATGGAGCACGCCGGGCCGCGTCAGTGCGAACAAGTCCTACGCGAACGCGCAGGCCTCGGCCGCGGCATCTCTCGCTCAGGCCCAGCGCAACGCCCAGATGACGCTGAATCAGTCGGCCTACGGGTCGCTGTCGCCTCAGGCGCGCTCATTCGTGCAGTTCGACATCAACAAGCTCCAGCCGACCACCACCGGCTTCAAGCAGGCCGCGCAGAACTCGGTTCTTCCGGGTGTGCAGCGCGGACTCACTGAGGCAATCAAGACCGCCCCACTCGTGAACGCCGCGATCACCAGCATCGGCAACGCGGTCGGCAGCATGGCAGCCAAGGCCGGGAAGGCGCTCAACGACCCGTTCTGGCGCCACTGGATCACCTGGCTCGGCCACTCCGCGTCCAAGGACTTCCCGCTGTTCGCGAGCGCTGCCGGACACCTGTTCGAGGGCATCGCGCGGGCGATCAAGAAGTTCTCGCCCGACGGCCACTCGCTGCTGTCATGGATGGACAACCTGGCGAAGCGGTTCGACCACTGGACCACGACGCCCGGCTTCATGAAGTTCCTCGACACCGTGAAGAAGGACGGCGCGCAGGTCGCCTCCACGCTCGGGTCCCTGTGGAAGGTCCTCGGCCCGTTCCTGAGTGGCTTGGCGAGCGCGGGCATGGCTGAGTGGAAGATCTTCGGCGATGTCCTCGCCGGCGCCGCAAAGCTGCCTTCGGGCGTGTTCAAGATCCTCGGCGAGTCGCTGCCCATCATCGTCCTCGCACTGAAGGGCATGCAGATCGTCACTGCGGTTGCGGGCGGCATCAAGGCGATGGGTGTGGCGATGGGGATTCTCGACGCCGCGATGGACGCCAACATCATCTCCCTAGTGGTCCTGGCGATCGCCGCACTGGCCGCCGGACTCATCTACGCCTACGAGCACTCCAAGACGTTCCGCAAGATCGTGGATGACACCTGGCACGTGATCGCGGATGGCGCGAAGTGGATGTGGAACGACGTCCTGAAGCCGGTCTTCAAGTTCCTGATTTCCGCCTGGCTCAGTGTCGCCGACGGGATCGTCAACGGTGCCGCGATCGCGTTCGGGTGGGTTCCGTGGCTTGGCCCGAAGCTCAGGGAAGCGGCCAAGAAGTTCAACGAGTTCCGCGACACGGTCAACAACGCGCTGGACGGCATCCACAAGGACATCGCAATCCGCGTCACCGCGCCCAACCTGGCGCAGATCGTCAAGCTGGCCCAGAACCATCAGTCGCTTAGTCCCACCGTGTCGACACAAACGAACCCGCTGCTCCACCCGCCGGCACTCGCGGGAACGCATAAGTCGATCCCGTCCGCAGCGCCGCGCGCCGACGTGCTCTTCTCGGGTCCGATCACGATCAACCGCCCCCATAACTGGCAGGACGTTGAGCGACATGTGCGCAGCAAGCAGCACATGGCTGCACTCGGCGGGGTCGGCTGACGATGTCGACCACGATCTCGATTGACCGCACGGGCCTGTCGCTCTTGGCGCTGGTCATCAACGGCAGCAAGGCCGCGGCGCTCGCGGGCGCCGGGTACTGGCTGCCTGAGGCCGAGAACGGCACTGCGGGCCTCGCTGTGCCATCGTTCCAGCCGCGCCGCATCTACGCTCCCGACTCGCAGTGGGTGCCAGGAAGGCGGCTACTCGGATCGGTGCTGGATCAGGGCGCCCTGACGATCGCGGTCCACGTTGAGGCGCCCGACGTCTCGACGTTGGCGGCGCGCAAGTCGGCCCTCGAAACCGCGCTGTGGCAGTTCTCCTACACCGTGACGGTCGTAGTTGACGGCCTCACGCTCGGTGCCTACAACGCCGAGCCCGCGCTGCTGCAGTGGGCCGCGCCGTCGTCTTGGGACCGTGCCGACAACCGTGCCCGAGCCGTCCTCCAGATCCCCGTGAACCCGTGAGGAGCTGACCGTGCCGATCCATGATGTCGATGCCCAGGACAAGTCTCTCGACGACGACTACGGCGCCTCGCACGGCTCGAACGCACCAGCCTCGCACGACCTGGTCCTGTTCTTCTCCAACCCGATGCTCGTGTCGGACCCGACGACGGTCGAGCTGGACTCTACGGACTGCCCCGGCTACGGGCGAGCCACGATCACCAACGATGCCACCTGGGCCGCTGCATCCGGTGGCCAGAAGGCCCTCGCGGCGGGCTCTGTGGCTCTACCCGCACCCACAGCAGCGTGGGCGACGTCGGCTACGTACTACGGGCTTCTGGGATCTGATGGGAAGTGGTGGGACTGCGGGCCGCTGCTCGCGCCCCTGGTCATCACGAGCGCGGGGCCGGCTCCGACGGTTGCGCCGGTCATCTTCTACAACCCCAGCGTCTGAGGAGCGAGCGATGCCGTACAACACCACGATCACCGAGGGCAACAGGCTGCTGGACCTGAGCGTCGTCGACGGCGACCTCGTCGCCCTGATGACGACATCCGGCGACCCGACGACAGCAGGCACCGAAGTCACTGGAGGCTCCTACGCACGCCAAGCCTCGGCATGGCTGGCATCCTCCAGCGAGTACAAGCCGAGCTCGGGCGCGATCACCTTCTCGGGGATGCCGACATGCAGTCTTCAGGGCTGGGAGTTGTGGAAGTCGGACGGCTCCGAGCGCAAGTGGTACGGCCTGTTCGCCCCCAAGGTCGGGCTGGTCGTCGGCGACACGATCTCAGCCGCCGCGCACGGCTTCGCTGCGAACCAGAAGATCGTGTTCCAGGCCGCATACTGCCCTTCGGACCTGTCGCCGAACGTGACTTACTACGTGGTGTCGCCGACCACTGACGCCTTCTCGGTCTCGGCCACCTCTGGGGGTGCCGCGCTTACTCTCGGCACCGGCCCTGGCTACGGCGTCGTCGTCGGCACCGTCTATGACTTCACGAGCGGCGACACGTTCGTGATCGACGACGGCGCTCTCGCTGTCACACTCTTCTAGGACTGCTGCCCCGTGACCACTATCCACGGCTCGGGCCTAGCCAGTGCCTTCGCCGAGGCTGGCGAGTACCCGGCCCCGGCCACTATCCACGGCTCTGCGTCCGCAAGCGCGTTCGCGAGCGCCGTGCTCACGGGACCCATCTCGGGCGTCATCGGAGTCACCGACAACGGCACGGCGGGACGCTCGCGCGGCGGCTACGCCGTGGCGTCCTGGACGCCGCCCGTCGTGCCGCCCCCGAGCGTCACGGCCGTCCCCCAGGCCTTTGACGTCGCTCAGGCGTTCAGCACCCCGACCTTCGTTGGTCCGAACGCCACCCAGCCGTCCTACGCAGTGACCACGGCGACCGAGAAGCGGCACCGCTCGCGGATCGTCATCGGCGGCGTGGATGTCTCCTACTTCCGCGGCGTTGTCACCCCCGAGCCGGACTACCAGCTCGTCGAGCCGCTGTTGTACTCCACGGCCACCATCGACCTGCCCCAGGTGCGGCCCGCGTTCGAGCACCTCGGCGTCGGAGCGCTGTCGTGGTGCCGCAAGGGCGCCTCGGTCCTGATCCAGCGTGTCGACATCGACACCGGACTCGTGGTCACCACCGACTACCGCGGCCTCGTGATCGACCTCGACATCTCCGGAGACTCGCTGGTCATCGGCTGTGGCGGTGAGGCTGCGGGTCGTCTCGCGATGATCCAGAAGCAGCTTGAAATCCGCGACTACACCAAGGACATCGGCTGGTTCGCCGCGTACTGGCTCAGAAACTGGAACCTGCCATTCCTGCCCGCGCTAGGGCCCACCACCGGCATCACCCTGGGCACGTCGGGTGGCGTCTCGGCGCTGGACTACATCAGCGAACTGTGCACCCAGGCGCGCCTCATCGGCGGCACCCAGTACACGATCATGCCCGGCATCGGGGCCGCAGCCGGAACCGACTCCTACGGCATGGCACCCAAGGACACGACCACCATCCACGGCACCGTCTACCTCGACGACACCCGCTGCGTCGGCGCCCTGCGCTCAGACCTCGCCGAGGAGCCGAACCGGATCTACGCCACCGCCGTCGGCCCCGACGCGCGACGCATCCGCGGTGCTGTCTACCCAGGTCTCATCCAGGGCCAAGCGCCAGCGTGGCCCGGAGGCACGCTCTCCGAGGGCGCCACCGGCAACACTGTCGTGGCCCTGAACTCGCGCCTCATCGTCACCGGCTTCCTCAACGCAGCCGACGTGCACGACAACAACATCTGGAGTCCGGCGACCACGGCGGCGGTCCAGCAGTTCCGCCGTCACGTCGGCGCCTCGGCCGGGTCGACCATGACCAGCGGCCTGTGGGACATCCTCTGGGACAACACGCGCACGTCCTGGTCGATGACCAACGCCCACATCGAGCCGATGGCGCAACTCGACGCGGTCCGTCCCTACAACCTCACCGGCTCCGGCGCGCTGGCGGGACGCAACGCCTCCTACGACCCGTCCGTGCCGCCAGTCGACCGCAACATTGACATGGGCAAGGGCTTCACCGAGACCACCGTTCGTGGCTGGTCGCAGGCCGCACTCGACGCGGCCTCGCAGCCGAACTGGGTGGGCACCATCACCATCACCCAGGGCGCGATCCCCGCGGGCAACCACACACCCGGTGACCCGATCAGTTCCCTGCTGCGAGCCCGTGACATCAAGCCCGGTATGAACCTGCGGCTGCCGCTGTTCGCGGGCGGCATCACCGTCCACGTCTCCGGAGTCACCGTCACCGGTGCCAAGGACGGCGACCTCGGGTCCGTGCAACTCATCGTCGACACCCGAGCCCGCGACGCCCTCGAGGTGTGGCAGATCGTGCAGCGCAACCGTGCCTCGCGGAAGTCCCCGGCGCGGCGCTGGCTCGATGCCAACCTGGCCAGCGCGCAGACCAAGGACGTCGTCAACGAGTGGGACGACGTCGGCGGCAAGATCTCCACCGTCTCGGTCCCGTCGCAGACATGGACCGTGTTCCCGGTCATCGCCGGCCAGGAGGGGCAGGTCACCCGCCTGCACTTGAACACCAACCCGAACGCCGCGTTCGCGGTCGCGATCTTCGGCCGCAAGATCACCTCAGGTCAACTGACGCGACTCGTCGGCAGCCCCATGACTGAGGCCGGACAGGCGAAGTGGTCCAATGCCGCGATCCGCAAGCAGCTCGACGACACGTTCGTGCTGCTCTACGTCGCTGGCGACTCTGCCCAGCCGTGCGGCTACTACCCCGGCAGCCTCGCCAGCTCCTCGCCGCTGACCGGAGAGTGGCGCGACTACGCAGGCTTCCCCTACTACGGCCTCGACGGACCCGAGCTGTTCGTGGCGATCTTCGCCGATCGCGCGACGAGCCTCGCCGCCGGTCGGATCATGTGGGACCAGGTCGGGCCGTGACGATCCTCCTGGAGGACTTCGAGCACGGTCCAGTGCCGGGGCCCTTCCCTGGCTACCCGCCGCCCAACACCCCGTCGTCGGACTATGCCTTCGACCTCGGGTTCTCCCTCAAGCGCATCGCTGGCGACAACGGCGTTCGTAACCTCCAGTGCGATCCGGGCATCATCGGCAACCCGCGGATCAACGCCGGCTTCGTCGGAGCGCCAGGACTCGACTACGTCTACCTACCTTCGTCGCCGCTCTTGCCATATTCGGGAACCTTCGCGGGCCGCCTCACGGGACAGGCAAACATCTCGATCGAGATGAGCAAGCCTTCGAACGGCCTTGGGCTGTTCTTCGCGTCCACGTGGGCACACGGCGCCGGGGTGGCACCTGTACAACTGGCGTGGAGTGACCAGGACTTCGATCGTGGCGGCTCCTGGTCGGTCGTTCGCACCTCCGCGACGAACCTCACGTTCACCACGGCGTGGTTCTGGGACGACGGATCAAGCGCCGGCGGCACCTATGACGTGACGATCCCCTCGACCTACTCGGCTACCGCCGGACCGTGGATCGAGCTTCGGTTCCATGTCGGCGAAGGCTTCCTGGCGAAGATCGCGGGCGGTGGCACGCTCATCAGCGAGCCGCACCCGTGGCGGTTCCCGCCGGATGGCATGTTCTGGACCGCCTCGGCCACGGGATCCGAATTCGGGTCGGGAGGCCTTGTGCAGCTGGACTACGTCTACGGCTACCCGGGCGTCGCCCGGCGTGGACCGGCGATCCGCAAGTTTCCCCGCGACGACGGTGCCGGCTACTCCTCGGCCTCCCGCATCTTCCCGCCACCCAAGAGCGGCCGAATCGTCGGCGGCTACCAGTGATCCCGATCGGAGCCACCGCATGACGACCGCTGACGAAGACTCCGTGACGCTGGGTGAGGTTGGCCGTGCCGTGGTCCGCATCGAGCAAGACCTCCGCGAGGTCAAGGGCGACGTGAAGGCGATGCCGGGCCAGTTCGTGTTGCGCTCGGAGTACGACACGCGCAACAAGTCCGTGGACGGCATCCTCACCGACATCAAGCAGGCCCTCGAGCGCCGCACGGCGGCCCTCCCGACATGGCTTGCATCCATCGCGGCCGTGGCTGCAGCGCTGGCGGCATACCTCAGGCACTGAGCCATGCACGAGCTCGCCTACTTCCTCGGCCTGAACGACCCCAACGGCTGGCCCTACCTGTTTTGGTCGGGCATCGGTGGCCGCATCGTGTTCCCGTTCGCGATCCTCCTCGGCTGGTGGCGCCATCACGAGTGCCACACGCCCGGTTGCCACAGGCCGGGCCACGTCTACCGCGGCTCCATCGCCTGTCGCCGCCACCGCCCACTCGACTGATCGCACAGCATCCGTACATCTCAATAGAGGAGCCCGCTATGGGTCAGACGCTCGGTGTCGACTACTCGTTCTCGCGCCCGTCTCCGGCCGCGATCAAGGCATTCCACACGTTCGTCATGCGCTACCTGACCGGCAACGGCAAGGCCGTCTCTCGCGCCGAGATCGACGCTCTGCACGCCCAAGGCCTCGGGGTCGGGTTCGTGTTCGAGTCCATCGCGGGTCGTTCGGCGGCCGGTCGTGCGGCCGGTACCGCGGACGCCAGAGCGGCCCTCTCGGCGGCCAATGCTCTCGGCGTCCCCGCGGCGGTCCCCCTGTTCTTCGCCGTCGACTTCCCCGCCACGCCCGGACAGGTCACGCCGTACTTCGCTGGCGTTCGCTCGGTCCTGGGCGCTCGTGCTGGTGTGTACGGCTCGTACTCCATCACGACGGCCGGGCTCGCTCCGTGGCGCTGGCAGACGATGGCGTGGTCGGGCGGCAAGGTCGACCCAAACGCGCACCTGATCCAGCGCATCACCATGACGCACCCGATCAAGGGCTGTGACGAGAACGTGCTGCAGCACCCGCTGCCGTTCTGGGGTCCGAAGGTTGTCGCCACGCCCGCCCCGGTCTCGTCCAGCTTCCCCGTGACCCCGGCGCGCGCCCTGGCACGCATCCGCGACCTCGCAGCTCGGCGCGTCAACATCGGGCTCGGCATGTGCCAGAAGAACGCCCATGAGATCTACGGCATCCCGACCGACGGCACCCCGACCGCCGCGATCGCCTGGGATCGGGCCAAGCACAAGCACTCGATGGACACCGAACCCCCGCGCGGTGCCTTCATCTTCTGGACCGGCGGCCACACCATCGTCGACGGCAAGCCCGCTGGCCATGTCGCCATCTATGCGGGCAAGGAGCCGTTCAACCCGCTGAAGCCGCTCAAGAGGCGCGTCCGGTACGTCTGGTCACCCGGCGCGCCCCCCGACGCTCTCGGCGGCAATGACCCGTCGCTCGAGACGCGCTGGGTCCGCGTTCCCCTGCGCTCCATCGGGCAATCGAGACTGTGGCCCGGGCACGTAACCCAGGGCTGGGCCGAGGACATTGACGGCGTTCGCGTCCCCGGCCTGAAGCCCTGAGTTGGTCATGGTCCACCGCCGCCGCAGCGTCTGGGCGCTGCTGTTCCTCGCTGGCACCGCAGCCGAGATCCGCTCGCTGCACCGCCGCGACGACGCCACGCTCTCGGAGACCCTGCGCGCCGTCTACCGCACCCACACCCCGCTCGGCCGCGCGTTGCTGATCGCTTCGTGGGCCGCCTTTACCTGCTGGTTCGTCCCCCATCTGTGTCGCGTCGTCATCAAGGAGACCTCATGAACATCCCTCCGCGCATCCGACTCGTCGGTTACGTCACCGGCTACCTGTTGGCCGGCGTCTGGGCCGCGCTCGCTCCGTACCTCGCTCACCGCGGCGTCGACTCCTACACCGTGGCCCTAGTCTCGGGTGTCGTGGCTGTGGCAGCCGGTGGCCTGCACGCTGTCGCGGCTGGGCACATCACGCTTCCGAGCTCGGAAGACGTCACGAGTCTCCCTGTTGATGACGGCAGCGACCTGTCTGTGGCCACGCTGGACCCCGCCGCGACCGACGTGCCCGCGACTCCACCGGCGCCGGTTGCTGCTCCCGTGGATCCATCTGCCATGCCGACCGCGCCGACCGCCTGACCTACTTCCGGGCGGCGTAGCCCCTGAGCAGGTCCGCTACGGCGGCTGTCAGGGTCTCGCCCCGCTCAGCGGCCTTCTCCTTCGCGGCGTCAACCACGTCGCTCGGGAGCCGGAAGGTCACCGCTCGCAATGGGTCGCGCTCGGCAACTTCGCTCGGTCGCCGCTGCTGGCGACGGGCACGCGGCTCGCTCATAGGCCTCATCCTAGCGCAATACATTTCCTGTCCTATGTATTGCGCTAGAGCAGTACGTAGAGCAATACTTAGCGGACCAACCACTCATCAGGAGTTCGTCATGGACCGCATCCTTCTCGCCATCTTCATCGCCGTCGCCTTCTCCCCGTGGGTGTACACGTTCTACGAGCTCGGAAGGCTGATTGCATGACCAAGGTCACCGTCACCAACACCCTCATTTCCGCACTCGGCGCCCCCCGCGTCGACGTGCCTGTCGGGATCGCCCTCTGCGCCGACACGTTCGGCCCCGGTGGCACAGGAGGGCAGTACGAGCTGCTCGGCGAGACGTCCTACGTGCACACCGACACCGCCGGCACCTACACACTCTCGGTCGAGCCCAACACGGGCGGCACGTTCTACATCGTGACCGAACCGAACAGCGTCACGCACAAGATCATCGTGCCGGCCGGTGGCCCATACTGGCTGCACGACGTTCTCGCGGACGACCCTGTGCCACCCCCTGGCAATGGGGTGCTGTACCTGCGGGTCGACGGCACGCAGGCGCTCAGCCCTGAGCAGCAGGCGTTCGGCCAGGGCAACCTCGGCATCAGTGGGGGCGGCTCTGGCACGGTGACCTCGGTCAACGGCCAGAACCCTGACGGCACCGGGAACGTGACCCTGACGGCCGCCGAGGTTGGTGCAGACGCGGCGGGGGCTGCTGCAACGGCTCAGACGAACGCGGAGACCTACGCCGACGGCAAGCTGGCGAAGGCGTCGAACCTGTCCGACGTGGCCGATGTGCCGACCGCCCGCACCAACCTCGGGCTGGGCAGCGCGGCGACGCACGCCGCGACCGACTTCGACGCCGCCGGCGCCGCCGCTGCAGCGCAGACCGCTGCGCAGGCTCATGCTGACGCTGGGGACGCCACCGAGGCCGCGGCGCGAGCTGCGGCTGATGCCCTGCTCATCCCGCTGGCCCAGAAGGGTGCAGCGTCCGGTGTCGCGACCCTCGACTCCGGCGGCAAGGTGCCCATCACTCAGTTGCCGTCATCGGTGATGGAGTACCAGGGCACCTGGAACGCCGCCACGAACACCCCGACGTTGGTCGACGGCACCGGCAACACGGGCGACAACTGGCGCGTCACGGTGGCCGGCTCGCACGACTTCGGTCACGGCGCGATCTCGTTCCTCGTCGGCGACATCGCGATCTACGACGGGACCCAGTGGCAGCGAGCCTCCGCACCGGACGGCGTCTCCTCGGTGGCCGGTCGCATCGGTGACGTCACTCTCGTCGTAGGTGACATCAGCGGCGCCGTTCCGTCTACGCGCCAGATCACCGCCGGCACCGGCCTCTCGGGCGGTGGGGACCTCAGCGCCGATCGAACGATCTCGATGCCGAACGTCGGCACTGCGGCGACGAAGGGTTCGGCGTCGAAGACCGTGACGGCTACGACCGACGCGCAGGGCCGCGTCACGTCGCTGACGGACCAGGACATCGCGATCAGCGAGGCGCAGGTCACCAACCTGACGTCCGACCTCGCCGCGAAGGCGTCCGCGCTCAACGTCACCGGCGTGAAGACGGCGAACTACACCGCTGCCCTCTGGGACCTCGTGCGGTGCGACACCACCGGCGGATCGTTCACTGTGACGCTACCCGCCGCTTCGGGTGGCAAGGGCCGCGTTGCCATCAAGCTCGTGACGGCTGTCTCGACACTGAACCTCGCACTTACTGGCGCGGACCACTTCAACACCAGCACGGGCCCGACGACCGGCACCCTCACCCTCGCCAACCAGGGCATCGTCGTGGAGTCGGACGGCTCGGGCGTCTGGACCGTCACCGCCGACGACCTCCCGCTGACGACGCTGGACGGGCGTTACGTCGCCAAATCCACAGTCTCCGGGAAGGGCAGTCTCATCGTCGGCACCGCGTCCGGCACGGTAGCCGACCTGCCGGTCGGCGCCACTACGGGGATGATGCTCCAGGTAGACCCCACTCAGGCCGACGGCATGAAGTGGGGAACCGGGAACTCCGCACTCGTCCCCTCCGGTTTGTGGGTGGCACTCAATGGCGCAGCCAACGGACAGGTCACTCCGACAAAGAACCAGGAGTACGCCGTCCCGTTCCTCGTCGGGCCGCAAACGATCAACCAACTAGCGTTCCTGCTCGCCAACACGCCCGATTCCGGAGCAGTCGTGCGCCTCGGCATCCGCGCCGACGCCGGCGGCAAGCCCGGCGCGCCACAGATCGACAATCCGATTACGGTCACCGCGAACGCATGGAACTCGGTCACCGTGAACTACGCGCACCCGGGCGGCATCCTCTGGGTCACGTACACATCGCAGAACTGGACGACCACCGGGCCGGCCCTCTCGACGGCCCAATCATCGGCCAACAGTGGTGTTCAGATCGGCACCGGATCAGCCCTATCGACCCTCGGCTGGGCCACGGGTCACGGACCGCAGATCGGGTCCCAGTCAGGTGTTTCCGGGGCGCTCCCGAGCACCTTCACCAACACCCAGACGACCAACGCCAACCCGGCTCTCATTGCCGCGAAGGGAGCATGATCATGGCCTTCCTCCGCAACGCTGTCGACGGCGTGCTGCGCGAGCAGTGGACCAACGCCACTCAGGCCGGCGACCCGACACCCGCTGGCTACACGGCCTGGAACGCGGACGGCAGCATCGCTACTCAGCGCGCACTCACCCAGGCCGAGTCCGACGCCCTTGCCGCACAGGACACCTCCAACACGCAGGCTGCGAACAGGGCCACCGTCCAGCAGCAAGCACAGACTGCGCTCACCAACAACGCGACCGACAAGACGCAGGACAACGCGATCATCACCCAAGGGACGCCGCTCAAGACGGCCTCGATCACAACCCTGGCCCAGGCGCAGGCCGCGATCCAGCAACTCGCGCAGGCCGTCGTCATTCTTGCTCAGAACGACCTCAACACCAAGGCCGAGCTGAACGGGCTCATCCGGCTCGCGCTGCAGAAGTTCGACGCCACGAACTAGCAGCCTCACGCACCGCGCCCCCGTCAGCCCCCCACCGGCTGGCGGGGGCTTTCGTGCGTTCGGAGGTAGCGCCCGAATCGAATGGCTGACAACATGGCTGACATGAGCCCGAATATTGCGCCGACCGAGCGCATAGCGCGCTTCCTTGACACGGAAGAGGTCACTGGTTCAAACCCAGTATCGTCCACCGAAGAAAAGGCCCCTGACCTGCAGAGATGCGGTCAGGGGCTTTCGCTGCGTTCGGCTATAGGCGACCATAGATGGCTATGGGATGGCTTACACGATGGCTGACACATCCATGACCCGCCGCGACTACAAGACCGGCAGCGTCTTCCAGCGCTCCTCCGATGGCCGATGGCTCGGCACCATCGAGGCCGGCTACACGGCCAACGGCGGCCGTCGTCGCATCACAGTCAGCGCCTCCACGCGCTCAGCCGTCCTGCGCAAGATCCGCGACAAGAAGCTCGAACTGGAGCGCGAGGGCCATCGCAACGTCAAGCGCACCATCACCGTGGCGAAGTGGTCCCAGGCGTGGCTCGACGCGATCCAACCCAAGGTGCGGCCGTCTGCCTACGAGACCGACAAGGCAGCCGCCAAGGTCATCGTTGCCGCGATCGGGCACATCAAGCTCGGCGACCTCTCCCCCGCCGACGTGCGCGACGTAGCGGTCTACCTGCGCAAGCAGGGCAAGTCGACCTCGACTGCGTTGCGCTACCACGGCTCGCTCATGCGGATGCTCAAGGCCGCCTCCCTCGACGGCTACGCGATCCCGCCCAACGTGCTGCTCACCGAGAAGCCGACCAAGGCCGTCAGTGACCGCGAGGCCGTCCCCGTCGAGCAGGCCATCAAGGCGCTGACCCACATCGCGGCGATGCCTGACGGCTCCCGCTGGGCACTCGCGTTCCTGCAAGGGCTCAGGCAGGCAGAAGCACTCGGGCTCACCTGGGAGCAGGTTGACCTCGACGCCGGCACCCTGACGATCTCGTGGCAACTCAAGAACCTGCGCTACAACGTCAAGGGCGACCCGTCCAAGGGCTTCCAGATCCCTGACGGCTACGAAGCGCGGCACCTCGTCGGCGCCTCGCACCTCGTGCGGCCGAAGTCGGTGGCCGGCTGGCGCAAGATCCCGCTCGTGCCGTGGGCCGTGTCTGCGCTGCGCAAGTGGCGCGAGATCGCCCCGGTCAACGACATGGGCCTGGTGTGGCCCGGCCCGTTCTACAAGGGCGCACTGCGGGCGCGCAACGCCGCCAACGACCGCGGCGAGTGGGAGGCCATCCAGAAGGCGGCCAAGATCGCACACCGCACCGGGCGCCCCTACGTCGTGCATGAGATCCGGCACAGCACCGCGACCCTGCTGATGGAGCTCGGCGTCCCTGAGTCGGTGCGCATCGCGATCATGGGCCACTCCTCGATCGCGGTCACCCACGGCTATGAGCATGTGGACGTGTCGCAGGCGAGAGCGGCGCTCGAGCAGATGGCTGAGCGGCTTCGGCTACCCGCCGTGTCGCCAGCGGTCGACGTACTCCTCGACAACCCTACGGATGATGTCTGAGGCTGTCTCGTCACGCTCGCGGGCGATGCGCTCGACGTTGGCCCACATCTCGTCACTGAACCGGATGTTGCGGTTGCGGTTGGCGGGCTGATTGGGCACTCATCGCACGCTAGGGCCGGTGTACTACACCCGTTCAGGCAACCAGGCATAGTCCGATCTAGTGGTCTTTACCAGGGACCTTCCCCGCGCGCCAGAGAGGGGCTTAACTGTCCGCATTCGTGGGGACTTGGAAGGGTTGCAACAATGACTGACCAGCCGATGGCAGCGCTCACCATCAAGCAGATCGAGGCGGTGTCCGGCCTACTCTCGGTCAGCCCTGGCGCGCTTCTCCAGGCGTTTCGTAGCGTTGTCGACGAGAACCACGTAATCGAGCCCGAGCGCGTCGCAGAAGCGCTCTAGGTTCCCGACGGTCAACTCCCGCCAGTCTTTGGCGTCAAGGTTGAGGTAGCGCTGCGCCGAGCGGTAGCCGATGCCGGCGCGTAGCGCGAGCTGCCTCATGCTGAGGCGGCGCTCGCCCGCTTGAGAGTTGATCTCGTTGATCACCTCTCGCCCGAGCGGCGACGGGGAAGGGGCGTTCATGCGAACCAGTATGCCCAATCTGTGCACGTAGTCAACCGGTCGGGCCATCTGTGTGCCCAGACGGTCACGACCGGCTATTGCACATAGCCCAAACGGGCCATTTTCAAATCGCGCCCGTTTGGTCGTTGCTTATGCCCAGTTGGGCGGCATAGAGTCCTCCTTATGCAGCACATCGCAACTCGGATCGAGGCGCTGATGCGGGCCAACGGCCTCTCGGTAGCCACCCTGGCTGAACAGTCGGGAATCCCTCGGATGACCCTCACGCGGCGGCTCGTTCGCCCGTCCGCGTTCAAGATGGCCGAGCTCGAACAGATCGCTGACGTGCTCGACATCCCGCTCCCGAACCTGATCGCGCCGGCGGCATGAGCGCCCCCATCGCCTACAGCCTCAAGGGCGCAGCGGACGCCACCGGCCTGTCGACCTCCAAGATCAAGGCCGCGATCGGCTCGGGTCGGCTTCGTGCCAAGAAGTCCGAGGTCGACCCGGATGGCAACCCTGTCGGCGTCTGGGTCATCCCCGCTGCGTCGCTGCAGGCCTACATCGACGGGCTGGCCGACGCATGACCGCCGACAACCTCCGCGCCACCGACTTCATGACCAGCGCCGTCGACGAGTGGCACAAGCGCCAGGACGCCGCTGGTCTGTCCTACGACGAGATGCGCGACGCCTCGAGCCACCTGCTCGGCCAGTTGCTCCATCTCAACGCCGGCACCCCCGAACTCGATCGGGCGATGGATGCCGCGATCCGGTACATCGAGAGGAACAGGCAATGAGCGCACCTCCGGGCATCGCGCCCGACACCAACGGCATGCTCACCGACTTGAGCACCCCCCGCCCGAGCAAGCGTGCGGAAGCAGCGGCCCGCAAGGTTGCGGCTGACGTGGATGCCCTCGCCGATCGCCAGGCGCGTCTGCTCGATGCCGAATGCGCGACTCGCGAGGAGTTCGCTGAGGCCGAGCACATGCCGCGTCGTCGGAAGCTCTACGCGACGGACACGCGGATCGGGGCTCACAACTGGCCGCTGGTGTCGCGATGAGCACCGAACTCCTGCCTGCCGCCTCGCCGTTGGACACTGGCGGCGACGACTTGCATCACATCTACTGCGAGTGCGACGTCGACCGCGGCCTATGCGGTAAGGACATCTCTGCGGCGGAGTTTGGTCCAGTTGATGAGGACCGGGCTTGCGTCGTCTGCGTCGATCTCCGGGACTTGCCTTGCGAGAGGTGCGGCGGATGAGCGCGCCCAAGGCTCCTGATGCGTGGTTGGTCGAGGACCACCTCGGAAAGACCTTCACGTTCAGCGATGAGCGCGCGCGCGAAGGCGCGCGCCTATGGAACGCCCACCACGCCGAGCCCCTCTACACCCTTCCGAATGCCCTGCGCGCACTGGCCGAGGATGTTGAGTTGGTCAAGCGCCTTCGTCTCGCCGTGAATGGCGGAGGCGGCATGAAATCGCTCATCAGCGACAACCTTCGGGATCTCGCCGACGAGCTCGACAACCCCGAGCCGCCGATGCCGCCCGAGCCAACCGGCGACGTCAAGGTGTTCGACAAGAACGACTCGCAGTGGGTTCCGACACCCCGACGCTGCGGCCGATGGGAACGCGTAGGCAACTCGGCATTCGGCGTCCTGTTCCGCGAGTGGAGCTCGCCCAAGTTCCACCGCGAGTTCGGCCCGCTCAAGATCTACGAGGCCAAGCCATGACCACTTTGCCTGTCGCCGAACTCAACACCCAGCGCGCCAAGGCGGTCGGCCAGCCGTGGACCGACTCAGCCGTCGTGACCGATCACGTTCGCGTCACAGGCGATGCGGGCCGCGTGTTCCTCAGTGTCCGCAACGTCGAGGTCGGCCTGACCCGCGCTGAGGCTGCTGCGCTCGTGGATGCGGTCTGCGAGGCAATCAAGGACGCCGAGTTGTGAACACCGAGCGCCTCATGCAGCCCGAGCATCCCGGTGGCCGCAAGACGCGCCGCAAGACCCGCTGGCCCCTCAAGACCACGCCTCCACGTTGCGCGGCCTGCAAGCGAGAACCACCGGCGTGCATCTGCAAGGAGAGCAGCCATGCCTGACGCACATCCGAACGACCACGACCACCCGGCCGTGACCCCTGACCCGCCGCTCGGCCCGACGTACATCAGCCAGCACGAGCCCGACGCCACCTAGCGCTTCCTGTCCGCGACTTGGGGAAGGCGCGGGCAGGAACCAGCACCACAACAAGACAGACCCCGATCGGCAAGCGCGCCGGTCGGGGTCTTCGTTTCGTCTCACAGACAAGGATACGCATGAGCATCACCGTCAAGACACAGGCAGAGCTTGACTCTGCGCTGGCGTCGCTCGCTGGCAAGTTCGGCGACATCGAGATCCGCTCTCCTCAAGGCGTCTGGCTCACGGTCGCGGCCACCGGCAGCGCCACGGTAGGCGGCGTCATCATCGACGTAAGCAAGCCCATGTCCGACCCTGCCGGGTGGGCCGACTACCACGGCGTCAAGGTCAGCAAGGCCGGCGTCGCCACGGTCTACAAGGCGGTCAATGACGCCTGGACGACGGACTACGGCTTCGACTACTCCCCCGGCGCCAAGCCATCCGCACCCGACTGGCGTGACGACAACGAGTGTGGCGGCGGTCTGCACTTCTCGCCGACCCCAACGCAGGCGCTCGCCTACAACCCTGAGGCGACCAAGTTCCTCGCGGTCGGGGTCAAGCTGGCCGACCTGCGCCCGATCCCTGGTGGCACCGCGAAATGCAAGGCGCCCAAGGTCGTGCGCGCGTGCGTCGAGGTCGACATCGACGGCCAGGCGGTGGCCCGATGACCGCCATCTACACCCTCGCCATCCTGCTCGCCTTCGCCACGTTCGCTGCGGGTTGGGCATGGCTCGTCACGCTGCCCGAGACCCGCAGGACCCTTGTCGCAACCGAGGCCGAACTCGCTGGCGTCACGAGGGATCGCCACCGTCGCACCCTTGAACTCGTCCGAGCCCACGCCAAGATCACGAGCCTGAACGAGACCCTGGCTCGCACGGCTGACTCGGCCACCCTCAAGCGCATTGAGGCCACGCACCTGAGGTCCGAGCTGGAGCTTGCTCGTCTGGCACGCGAGGTGTTGGAGCAGCAGAAGAAGGACACGTTCGCCATGCCCACGATCCGCGGCCACAACTCCGACATCACAAGCCCTGCTGCCGCCAAAGAGCCCGCGCCGGTCTACGAGGCCACCGAGGCATTCGTTCCGCGGATGAGCGGGCGTGCGCATGTTGAGCGGATCTGGGGCGTCGTGGACGGGGGTGAGATCCGATGAGCCTCCATGTTCTCGCGGGCCTCTACCTCTTAGGCCTGGTGGTCGTCGGCTTCTTCTGGCACCGGGCCATCGAGCGCCGCAATGAGCGTTCGGTCGACGCCCTGATCGACGGCTACACCCACGTCGCTCGGTGCGTGTGCGGCTGGGAGATCGGCGCAGACAGTCCCGAGGATGCAACGCTGATGTTGGCTCTGCACGAGGTCGTCACGCTCAACACGGCCCTGGAGGCGTCATGAGTGGCCAGGGCGGCAGGACCAACCACATCAACGTGACCTATCACGACGAGATCCTTCCGCAGACCTATGCGGCCCTCGTCGCCGCCCTCAAGGCGCTGAACGTCACCGCCGAGGTCACGTTCGAGCTTCGCCGGAAGCCTCGCGCCAAGGAGTCGTCATGAGTGCCGAACTGCTGCGACGTGCAGCCGCGAAGATGCGCGAGCGGGCATTGGACGCCTGC